GAACCAAGATGACCGGGAAGGATAACTGCGCCTGGTATCTGTTCACCGAACCACAGAACAGGCCCACAAAGTTCGATGGACGGATGCAATGACCAACCGCACGCAAACCATTACGCGCAAGTTGTTGACGAGACCGACGATGGCGACTATCACCAAAAGCACGAGCCGTGCTGGTATGCCGTCCGCAAGGGCAAGACCGGCCACTACGTGGGAGGCCGCAAGCAAACCACCGTGTGGGAGATCGACAAGCCCATGAAGTCCGAAACAGGCCACAGTACGCAGAAGCCGGTCGAGTGCATGCGCCGTCCCATCGTCAATAACTCAAGCCCTGGACAGGCGGTCTATGAGCCGTTCTCCGGCTCGGGCACGACCATCATCGCCGGCGAGATGGAAGGCCGCTCGATCTACGCCATGGAGCTGTCCCCGGCCTATGTGGACGTGGCCGTAAAACGTTGGCAGGACTTCACCGGCGAGAAGGCCACAATTGAGGCAGACGGGCAGACCTTCGATCACCGCGCCGAGGAGCGCAGAAATGCCCGCGTCGCGGCCTAAGATCACGCGCGCCCGCCGCATCCCGGGCGGCAACGCCCATGCGCCGACCGACGAGCAGAGAGTGAAGGTCAAGCTGCTGTCCGCCTTCGGCGTCAACCACGACATGCTGGCCGACGAGATCGACATTTCGCGCAACACCCTCGAAAAACACTACGCGTTCGAATTGAAGCACGGCAAATCCGAGGCCAACGCCAAGGTGGCGCAGACGCTGTTCAAGAAGGCCACAAGCGATGGACACCAGTCTGTTGCGGCGGCCATCTTCTGGCTCAAAACACAAGGCGGATGGAAGGAAACAACCATCAGCGAAATTCATACGAGTTACGTGGCGCGAATACCGGCGCCGGCTAAGACGGACAAAGCATGGCTCGAAAAGCACGTTCAAAGCGGAAAGCTGACGCCCCTGCCGAACGAGAACGGCAAGACGCATTAGTTGTCTGGGAGCCCCAGCCGGGACCGCAGACAGCTTTCGTCACGTGCCCTCTGTTCGAGGTGTTCTACGGCGGCGCCCGAGGCGGCGGCAAGTCTGATGCTGTGCTCGGCGACTGGCTGTCACATGCGGCGCTGTACGGCAGGGACGCCGTGGGTCTGATGGTTCGGCGCGAGCGTACGCAGCTCATGGAGTTGGTCGAGCGCAGTAAGCAGTTTTACCCGCTGCTCGGTGCGAAATATCATGAACAGGACAAATACTGGCGATTCCCCGATGGCGCCCGCCTGCGCTTCGCCTACCTCGAGCGCGACGCCGACGCGGAGAATTATCAGGGCCAATCCTTCACCCGGGTCTATGTCGAGGAGATCGGCACCTTTCCGAGCCCAGGCCCGGTTATGAAATTGATGGCGACGTTGCGCTCGGCAAATGGTGTCCCGGTTGGTTTTCGGGCGACGGGCAATCCGGGCGGTGCTGGCCACCAGTGGGTAAAGGCGCGCTACATCGACCCGGCGCCGATGGGGTGGGAGGCGATCACGGAGACCTTTCACGATCCATTCAGCAACACGGACGTTGACCGCCAGCGGGTGTATATCCCGTCGCGGCTTGGCGACAATGCGTTCCTCGGTGCAGATTATGTGGCCAACTTGCAGATGGCCGGATCGGACGAACTGGTGCGCGCATGGCTGCTGGGCGATTGGGACGTGGTCGAGGGCGCTTTTTTCGACTGCTGGAATCCAAGCCTGCACGTGGTGCGACCGTTTGAAATCCCGGCGCACTGGCTGCGCTTTCGCGCATATGACCACGGCTCGGCGGCGCCCTTCTCGGTCGGCTGGTGGGCCATAAGCGATGGCGAGGAACTGCCGGACGGGCGATTTTATCCAGCAGGTGCGATGATCCGATATCGCGAGTGGTACGGTGCCAGCGCGCCCAATGTCGGCCTCAAGATGACGGTCGAGGCTATTGCCGATGGTATCATCGAACGCGAGCGGGTGGCGGGCGAGAAGCCATTTGCCGGCGACCGAGACCCGCACATTCATTTTTCGGTGGCTGATCCGTCGATCTTCGCCCGCGATGGCGGGCCGTCTCATGCGGAGCGCTTTGCCAAGGGAAACGTGCGCTTCCGGGCGGCGGACAACGCTCGGGTTCCAAGGCGCGGCGCTATGGGCGGCTGGGACATGCTTCGCCAGCGTCTGGTCGGTCAGGATGACAAGCCCATGCTTTACGTTTTCGAGACCTGCCGCGACCTGATTCGCACCCTGCCGGCGCTCCAGCACGATGCTGCGCGGCCCGAGGACGTGGACTCCGCCATGGAGGACCACGCGAGCGACGAAGCTCGTTATGCTTGCATGGCGCGGCCGTGGACTGTAAATGCTGGACTAGCGGTCAAGCCGAAGTTTGCACTGGACATGCCGATCAAGGATTTGATCGCCCGGCATGTGAAAGCGAAAGCGAGAATGCGCGGACATGTCTGACGCCACCCTAGGCACCCTGGAAGATCGCGACGAGGCCGGCACCGGCGAGAGCGGCAAGGCGCGCTTCTGGCGCATGGAGATTGAGAGCGCGCGCAAGTTCGAGAGGGAATGGCGCAGGGAAGGCGTGGCAATTGTCGAACGCTACCGCGGCAACCGCTCGCCGGACGATTCCAACAGCTATCTGGCGCTGCCACGTCAGAAGCAGTTCAACATTCTGTGGTCGAATACCGAGACGCTAAAATCAGCCATCCTCTCGGCGACCCCGGAACCCGTTGTCCGCCGGCGCTTTTTAGACAAGGACCCGGTGGGCCGAGCGGCCAGTGAGGTTCTAGAGCGCGCGCTGTCGTTTCTGGTCGAGGACACCGATTTTGACGACTCTGTGGGCGCGGCGCGGGACGACATGCTGCTACCCGGACGTGGCACGGTGCGAGTGGTCTATGAAGCGGACTTCGACCGGGTGGACGTGCCGCCGATTGTGGACGCCTTCGGCATGGCGGTTGTCGATGAGGATGGCGCGCCGGTTTACGCTGAGGGTGTCGAGGTTGACGAAGACGGCGGCTATGTGGAGGAAATCGGCGATCAGCGCGTCTACCTCGGTTATATATACTGGCAGGACGTGCTTATCTCGCCGGCCCGCAGGTGGGACGATGTTCGCTGGATTGCCATTCGCCATCGCATGACGCGCGCTGAGTTGCGCGAGCGGTTTGGCACCGAGGGCATCCACATCCCGTTGACCAACGAAGCCTTGCCGGGCGACGAGGCGATACCGCTCAAGAAAGACCCCAACGACCAGCAGGTTATAAAGCGCGCCACGGTCTGGGAGATTTGGGACCACACCAATAAGCGTCAGGTTTGGATGGCCGACGGCGCCAGCGATGTTCTTCTGGAGGAAGACGACCCGCTCGGCCTCGATGGATTCTTTCCGATTCCCAAGCCGCTGCTGTCGATCACCACGACCGACACCATGGTTCCGGTGCCGGAGTTCATGATTTACAAGGCGCAGGCGGACGAGCTGGACCGGGTGACGTCGCGCATTTCCTCGCTGATCGAGGCGCTCAAGGTGCGCGGGCTTTACGCTGGAACCATCAAGGCGTTTGAAGACCTGCTGTCGGACGGCGACGAAAACAAGCTCTATCCCCTGGAGGACTGGCAGGCGCTGTTGGACGGCGGCGGCCTTGACCGGATGATTGCCTACCTGCCGATTGAGAAGATCGCCCAGGTGGTTGCCGGTCTGGTTAACTACCGCGAACAATTGAAGCAGGAAATTTTCGAGCTGACTGGCATGTCGGACCTGATTCGCGGATCGTCGAATCCCAGTGAAACGGCGACGGCGCAGAAGTTGAAGAGCAGCTTCGGCATGATGCGGATGACGCCACGCCAGCGGCCGATGCAGGAGTTTATTCGCGGTGGCTTGCGGCTGCTGGCAGAAATTGTCAGCGAGCATTTCACCCAGAAGAATTTGCTGCGTATGACTGGTCTCGACCTGCCGGATCAGGAAAAGAAGATGCAGGCGCAGATGCAGGCGCAGGCGGCTCAGGCCCAACAGCAGCCGGTACCGGACGAGGTGACGCAGATACTTGAATCGCCGACGTGGGAGGACGTGATTGCTCTGCTCCGCCGTGAGCGGTTACGCGAGTTTCGTATTTCGGTCTCGACGGAAAGCATGGTGTCGGCCGATCAGGAGGCGGACAAGCAGAACATCACCGAGTTCATGAAGGTATCAACCGATTTCCTGACGGCAACGATTCAGATGGCTCAGGTGGCGCCGGAGACGGCCAATCTCAACCTCGAGATTTACAAGTTCGCCGCCCGCCGGTTCAAAGCATCGCGCGAGCTGGAATCGGTGATTGACGACACGGCCGAGCAGATTTCCAGCCGGGTGCGCCAGCAGATGAACGCCCCACCGCAGCCCTCCCCGGAGCAGATTCGGGCGCAGGCTGAGGAAAAGAAGGCAGCCATGGCCGGCCAAGAGGCTCAACGGGCCGATCAGGCGGCCCAGAGGCGCGATGCGATTGGCATGAAAGAGGCTGAAATGCGCGCACAGGTTGAAACCCGTGGCCAAAATGTGCGAATGCTAGAAACTCTTGCGAAGGATTGACATGGCTCGAAAAGCACGTTCAAAGCAGAAATCGGATTCTAACGCCCAATTCTTGCGCCTCATGAGAGAGCAAGGGTCAGGTAAGATGTCGGATTCTGAAGCCAGATTCATGGGACCCCTGCGGGAACGCTTCCGCCGGATGCGAAGGCGGGGGTCAGATCAGATGTCGGATCAGATGTCGGATTCTGACGCTTATTTGTCGGGTCTGCTCAACCAGAGCTCGGGTGAAGCCACTGCTGGACTAGCTGTTTCTGACGCCGAATTCATGGTGCCGCTCCGCGAGCAGTTGAGCCGCAGTCGCATGTCTGGTGCGCGCATGTCTCCCGCCCAGAGCTTGGGTACTCAAGGTGCGCGCATGTCTCCCGCCCAGAGCTTGGGTACTGGGCCGGTTATGAGTGGTCCGGCCGGCATTTCTGAGGAATTAGGCGCCTTGGCGCCCGACCAGGTCTTGGATACTGGGCCGGTTATGGGTGGTCCGGTTATGAGTGGTTTGGCCGGCATTTCTGACCAAGAGGCTCAATGGGACGAACCCAGCGCCCGCATGCAGGCGCTGCGTAATGCCGTGCGCCGCATGCGAGAGCGGGGGTCAACTCAGATGTCGCTCGAGGAATTAGACACCTTCTTGCCGTTTTCGGAGTAGGTCAGGTGTCGGATTCTGAAGCCCAATAAACTCTTGCGAAGGATTGACGATGTTCGGACGAATTAACCCATTAACCGGCCAGGTCGAGCCGATTGAGCGGCTGGCCAACACCGGCGTGCCGGGACAGGCCACGTTCACGCCATGGCAGGGGTCAGGTCAGGTGCCTGATTCTAACGCCCAAGTTTTGCGGCCGATTGAGCATCTGGTCGAACCCGGCGTGCCTGGACAGGGACAGGCCACATTCACGCCATGGCTGGGGTCAGGATCACCCACGGGCTTGCAGCCGACTGGTGGCGATCCGTTGACCGACAGCGAGATCGCGCCATCGCCAATGATGCTCCCGCCGCAGCAATTCATGCAGGGTTTGGGCCGGCAGAATCAGGGTGTCCCCGGACAGGGGAATGGCGTTGCCTGGGGCGACTTGCCATTTAACCGCGGGTTTGGTTCAAGCATTTTCGGTGTCCAGCAAGGCGCAGGTGGCCGCGCCAACGACGCCATGGAACGGCTACAGGCCGGCGAGACCAGCAATAGCTGGAGCGGCCGCGGCCCCCTCCGCGGCTTGGGAGCGCTGCCACCTACGAGCCCGCCTGGCGCCATGTTGCGTGCATTCCGCGAGGCTGCAAGCAGCGGCGAACTTTCGCGCCAGTTGGCACTGGGGGAAAAGGACAGGCGCATGCTGGCCGTTGATAACGCGGCAGCCGACCGGACCACGCCGAACCGCCCTGGCGGCGTCGGCGATCCCTACCGACGAAGCCAGAGCGTGTTCCGCTCCGGGGGGGCCATGTGAGGCGTAAATGGGTCTGGCGCGACGGGGCGATGATGGAGGTTTCAACCGATGCATTACGCGACCGGACGAGGGGCGCCAACCTGATTCACGACACCGCCGATCCTTTTCGCTCCCATGCGGACGGACTGGTCTATGACTCAAAATCGACATACCGCAAATCGCTGAAGCGCGCCGGCATGGTCGAAATGGGAAACGAGCGCAGCAGGAAGCCGGAAGCGCCGCCGCAGGACTGGACGCGCGAACTCAATGAATCCTGGAACAATTTAGGGTATTGATGCCATGAGCGACGTAACCGACGCCAAGACGACTGAATCCGAGGATGATGCATCCCTGGAAGATGCCCTGGGCGCTGCGTTTGACACCCTGTCGTCCGATGATGCGGGCGAGGAAGATGCACTGGAAGTCAAAGAGCCGGTTGCGGAGGCAGGCGACGACGAAGCAAGGGTCGAAGCCGCCGATGACGAACCAGACGATGGCGAAGATGACGCCGACACTGCCTCCGAGGCCGACACCGCCGCTGGACCGGAAGCCCCTGACGACTGGATCGACGCCGACCGCGAGCATTTCGCCAAGCTGGACACAGCGGGTCGTGAGTGGGTTCTGGCACGTGATGGAGAGATACGGGAAGCGCTATCCGAGAGGGACTTGGCTGTAGCCAAGGCGGAGAAGGGCAGCGAACTGGACGCGGTAGTCGAGTCGATCCGGCCGGGCCTTGAAATGGCTGGTCTGGAGCCGGCGCCCTACATGAAGCGCCTGGTGACCATCGGTCAGGCTATGGACCGCGACCCGGCCGGCACGATTAGATGGCTGGCGACGCAATACCAGATCGACCCCAACACAATCTCCGATCAGTCTGGCGATGAAAACGATATGGACCCAATGTTCGCGGCGCGTTTGCAGCCGCTGGAGCAGTCGGTCAACTCTCTGTCTGCATATGTGCAGCAGCAGCGACAGGCATCGGAACAGCAGCAGACATCGGCTGTGACGTCGGCCATCGACCTATTTCAGTTGGCGAAGGATGAAAAGGGCCAAGCGGTTTTCCCTTATTTTGAACGGGTGAAGGGCCAGATGAGCGGTTTGCTCAACTCGGACCCCAATCTTGCCGCCATGACTGACTACCCCAAGGCGCTGGAAATCGCCTATGACCGGGCCGTCCGGCTTGACGACGATCTGTGGAAGCAAACGCTGGCGCGTGAGCGTCAGACGGGCAGCACCACTATCGCCGCGAGCAACAAGGCCGAGGTTTCTAAGGCGAAGAAAGCGACGGGTGGAAACGTAAAAACTCGCAACCGGCCCGGTTCGGAGCGATCTGATCCAGCGGAGTCGGACGATCTCAGGGGCGCGATCTCGCGTTCCTGGGATGAACTCACTGCGGCATAACAACGGAGGATGACATGGCATCGCCCAATGTCACCGAACTAATTACTACTACGCTGGCAAATCGTCGGCGTAAACTTGCCGACAACATGCTGAATCACAATGCCCTTCTGCGTAAGTTGGACGAGGCGGGCAATGTGGACGAGGCCAGCGGCGGCACGACTCTTGACGAAGAACTGGACTACCAGGAAAATGCCACGTTTATGTATTACGACGGCTACGAGACGTTGAACGTCGCCGCGTCTGATACATTCACGACGGCGCAGTATCCCTGGAAGCAAGCAGCGGTAAACGTGGTCATCAGCGGCCGCGAATCCCGCATCAACAGTGGTCGTGAGCAGATGATTCGTCTGCTTAATTCGCGCATCAAAAACGCGGAAAAGACCATGATGAATAACCTGTCCACCGGCATCTACTCCGATGGCACAGGTTCGAGCGGCAAGCAGATTGGTGGCTTGCAGCTTCTGGTAGCGGACGATCCGACGACTGGAACGGTCGGCGGCATCAACCGAGCCACATGGTCCTTCTGGCGAAACTCGCTGTATGACTTTTCAGTCGAGTCTGTCACGCCGTCCAGCACGACTATTCAGGGCGCCATGAACACGCTCTGGCTTCGCCAGATTCGTGGCATGGATCACCCAGACTGCATCGTCGCAGGCTCGACGTATTTTGATTACTTCTGGCAGTCGTTGCAGGCAATCCAGAGGATTACCAGCGACACGAAGGCCGCCTCCGGCTATGAAACCGTGACCTACTACGGTCCCGGCGGACGGTCGGAAGTGATGTATGACTCGGCATGTCTGGCGACCCGCCTGTATATGCTAAACACGGACTACTTCTTCTGGCGGCCGCATCGGGACGCGAACATGGAGCCTTTGGTTCGGCGCGAAAGCGTCAATCAGGACGCCAGCGTTGTGCCGATCATCTTCCAGGGGAACCTGACCATGAGTAACAGCGCCCGTCAGGGCGTCATGATCGCCTAGGAGGATATGACCATGGCATTCATTACCAACGGAACCATCGGTCGTGACTTAGCAGTCACCGAAACCACGGCCGGCGATACTGTAGGAAATACCGTTTCCACCACGGATGGCATTTTTATGTATGTCCGTGCGACGGCAGCGTTGACTCAGTACGACTATGTGTGCGTTGACGAAGCCTATGCCGCAATTCGCGGTACCAAGGCGGCTGTCGATGACGGGCACAGCGTCGGTGTCGCGCAGGTGGCCTTCGCGGCTTCTGCGTATGGTTATGTGCAGATGACGGGAAACGGAGGCAACGTCCGAGTCCGGGCCTCAGCCGCCGCTGATTCGACTCTCTACACAACCGCCTCCGCTGGTATCCTCGACGACACCAGCACGAGCCAGACCCGCGTCTTGGGAATCGGCATTGTCACAGCCCAAACTTCAACGGGCACCGGCAACCAGAACGCGATCATGAACTGGCCGCGTGGAGCGACTATCTAGACGGTGCTTGGGGGCGGCCCTTCGGGGTCGCCCCCCTCTTTTCGGAGTGAACATGGCCGTCCAGACTTACATCTACGATCTTGCATCCGCGCCAGCGTCGTTTGACTTCGTGACGTGGCTGTCGGTTTGCGCGACCGACGCACAGGCGCCATTTAACGTGGCTATAATTCCGGGACCGAACCATGGGTTCCGCCACGACGATCTGGCGCCGCGCGACGTCATTGTGCGCGAACAATTCCTTCACAACGTGATGATTCCGGCGACCCGGCTATTTCCGGTGCGGTCTCTGGCCGTATTCCCCGAGCAGGAGCCCGAAGGCAAGCGGCTGCCCTATTCCGCCCGCGCCCTTCTGACGGGCAAGCCGGTGGTCGGCCTGAATGTCCCGGCATGGGCCATGCGCGAGGTAGAGCGCCGCCACCCATCCAATAATCTGGTGACAATCACGCTGCGCGAGACCCCTCATCACCCGCAGCGCAACAGCAACACAGCGGAATGGATCGACGTGGCTTCGCGGTTGACCGACGAAGGATGGGACGTGCTGTTTGTCCGCGATGCCTTTACGGCCGGCGAGAAGATGGCCGGATGGGATACCTTCGCCAGTCCTGATAATCTGTTTCTGCGGGCGGCGATTTACCAGCACGCGGCAATGAATCTTTGCACCAACGCCGGCACCTCGACCCTGTGCTATTTCAACCCCCGCGCCAACTATCTGATGGCCAAGATGGTTGCGACGGACACCGCATCGACCGAGGAATATCTGGCGCGTTTGGGCTGGCTACGCGGCTACGACTGCCCGTGGGCTTTGCCGGGGCAGAAGTTCCTGTGGGCCGACGACACTGCCGACGCCATTCTCGCCCAATTCCACGCCACGCCGAAGGAACGGCGCCCCGACGCAGTTTTCAACGCGGCCATGACCAACCCGATCATGGTCGGCATAGCAAACACCTCGGACGAGGTAATGCTTGGCCAGATTCGCCGCACCTTGCGCGACAAGGAAGTGCGCTGGTGGACGCCGGATATGCAGATTACCAAGCCGGTCGTCGTCGTCGGCGGCGGCCCGTCCTTGTCCGGCTCACTGTCGGCCATTCGGAAACGCTATCGGGCTGGCGCCGAGATATGGGCGCTCAACGGCACCCATGACTGGCTGATCGAGCGCAGCATTATCCCGACCCGCCATTTCCTGATCGACGCGCGGCCCGGAAATATCGAGTTTGTTCGCAAGCCCCATGCCCATGTTCAATATTGGGTGGCGGCGCAGTGCCACGAGTCGGTTTGGGGGGCCCTAGCCGGTTACGATACGGTGGCATGGCTGGCATATACCGAGGGCATCGAGCAGATGCTAACGTCGGAGGGTGCCGACCGTGCCTTTATGGTGGTCATGGGCGGCGGCACAGTGCTGTTGAAGACGATGTTCATCGCCAGCATTTCCAAGGCCAAGACGCTCCACCTTTACGGTGTCGATTCGTGCCTCTCTAAAGGTGGTGACCACCACGCCTATAGCCAGCCGCTGAATGACGGTATGCCGACCATGGAGTTTGAAGTCGAGATTGACGGCGAGGTCCATGTATTCACCTGTCAATACTGGATGGTGCGGCAGGCGAAAGACTTTGACGAGCAGTTGACGACCCTTCATAACGCCGGTGTGAAAGTGTTTGCCCGTGGTGACGGTCTTCTGCCGTTCGTGGCGCGGGCATGGAAGCGCCGCAACACGGAGAAAATAGCAGCATGAGGGACGGATTCGGGTATGAAGAAGCGGTCCAGCTTGGCAACACCGGCCAGGAACAGCAGGCGGACGGATGCATCGCGCTATTCCACAAGAAGGCGATCAAGCATCCGTCGCGCTCGGAGGCCGAAGGGCGGCCTGTATTTATTACCAAAAACTACATCAAGATCATCGTTCCCGGAGACCGGCTGTCACAGGTGGATAGGCCAGTTCAGGATGTGGACAAGACCCGCTTTTCCGGCGCCTGGGGAAAGTTTCTGCGCGGCCATGAGCAGGTTGTAGACGGAACGCCTCTGACAGAATGGCCCTACCTCGACGTTGCCATGGTCGCCACCCTTCGCGCGCTGGAGTTCCGCACGGTTGAAAGCGTCGCAGCCGCGGCGGACAGCGCCATCGGTCAGGTGATGGGCGGCAACTCGCTGCGCGACCGCGCCCGCGCCTTTCTCAAGGGCGGCGGAGAGACGGAAAAGGCGCTTCGGACGCAGATCAAGAATCTCGAAACGCAGGTGACGATGTTGCAGGCGCAGTTTGACACCGCCAGACGCCACATTTCCGCAGAAATTACGGCGTCGGAGGGTGTTGATGCTACGGCTACGGCTGCGGCTACGGCTGCTGCACCGGCCCCGGAGCCCACAGCACCTGTGAAGCGTAAACGCGGCCGACCAAGGAAGCATCCGGCATGACCCTACTGACTGTCGTTCAGGACGCATTGAACGAACTTGGAGAATATGAGATTCCGGCGGCCATTGTTGGCAGCAGCAATCCAACCGCCAAGCAGGCGCTGGCTCTGGCTAATCGTGAATTGCGATTGCTCGCCGGGCGCGTGGCGTGGTCGCCTCTGTCAAAGGAGTACACGTTCAACACAGTCGCCTCGACGGCGCAGTATGCTTTGCCGTCAGACTATAGGTCGATTCTGACCTGCACATGGTGGGACGGCACCGACAAGTGGCCACTCGTAGGCCCTGCCTCGGCGGCGGAATGGCAAACGCTAAAAAACGGCATTTATCAGCCCGTCACGCGCTTCTGGTTTCGCATCACGCCGTCCAGCGGAATTGACAAGTTTGAATTGTATCCGGTGCCAGACGCGGTTTACGCCATTCATTACACCTACGCATCGACCGATCTTGTCCGAAATGCGGCTG